GCAGTCGTTGATCCTTCTAATCCATTACCATTTGCCATGTGTTGCTCCTATCAATTACCCGAATATGTTGTTGGTACCGAATCCGGCGCTTGCGCCTTTACCACCACCAAAACCAAATTGTGGTGAGCCACCAAAACCAGACCCAAGGCTGTTAGCAAAGCTTTGGCCAAATGTTTGGCCAAAACTTGGATTTGATTGAGTCCCGGTGCTTCGTAGTCCTCTTGCGCCAGCTAACGAGTTTGAGAGCTGTTGCCCAAAACCTAAAATGGGTTGCTGGACTTGTGCCTGTCCACCAACTGCAAGCTGAAGAAGTTGCGAAAGATTCTGCAAATTAAACTGTGCGCTTTGTCTGCCTGTGTCACCTGCGATACGACCGAGGACACTTGCTTCCACACCTGAGTCGAGAAGACCCCCGGCTTGTAAGGAAGGACGCGCTGTTCTTATTCCTTCTTCAGCAATTTGTTGAGTCACCTCTGGGCTAATGCCGCCAGGAAGTCCTGCCAGGAATCCCGGTAATCCACTCTCAAGACCAGGGGCGCCGCCCTGAAGACCGCCACTAAGAAGACTTTCTACAAGCTGCAAACCTTGGGACTGAACGTCCCGAATCTGTGGATCAAGAAACTCGTCCCGTTCGTTCAGGCGCTGTGTTCTTGCTGCTTCACCTGGACTAATAATTGGTTGCTGTTCCTGCGTGGTTCTTGTTTGGCCGCCCATGTTAACTCACCTTCCCTTCGTGTATCCATTTCTTATATGCGTCTTGGCGCGTGAATACTTTAACTGGTTGATGTTTCTTTCGTCTGGCTTCGCCGACGAAGTAATCGCAAGCAAAATTCTTTTTGAAAAATTCACTGACTAAAAATTGCCGCACTGTCTTATCTCCCCTAAAGTCAGGGTGTATGATTACGTTCTTTACGTAAGCAATGTTTCCTGTTTCAATATCTTCCGCACCAATATGAAGCGGTTCGTTGCACAGGATTCTCCCAAACTGCTCGTAGTTAATCCGCCACACTTCCCCGTACCCAAGCAGTTTGTCATGCCTTAAGCTAATGATCCTGTCCTTCTTAAGGGCAACGTGAAAGTATTCCCTGATTTGGTCAGTCGTTAATTCTTTTACCTTGAACGGATCGAACTCGAAATAAAAAGTAGCGAGATCGTCGATCAGTTCTTCACGGTAATTAGCTGCTATCAACTCACGTTCCTTGCAAAGGAAATAATGTCCCAGTTCGTTCCGTCATAAAGTGCGCCCATGTAATCAATGGCGGTGTCAGGTAGTGATAAAGTAATCGTACCAAGGTTCTCAGCGGTTCTAAAAGCAGCCCCTAACGTAATGACGAATGTGCCGGCGCCGCTGTGCGTAAACCGCCAAAGAAGGAACTGACCCGTTACCGCGTTCGTTGGGTTTGAAAGCGTAAAACTTTGCGTGTAAGTGAGCAGATACTTATTGCCGTTACTTGCGTCTGTGGCTACAGTTGCGCCGTCCACCAGTGTCGTGAACCCATTGATCTGGTTGATGTCAGGCACCGTACCAGCACCACTTGGGATTGACCCCAATAGGGTTAAGGCTGCGCCTGAAACTTTACCAGCCGCTGTTATCTGAGCGAGCTTGGTGTCAACAATTCCTGCACCGGCTGTGATATTGTTGTTATCAATATTCCCGTTAAACTCGTCATAAATGTCATCAAAGTTTTCATTCACTTCTGTGGCAAGTGCAGTCGTACCTGCCGTAAAAGTATTCACTTTCGTAATTTGTCCCATTACACCCTCTCCTTACTTGAGTAGAAAAATTCTAAATGTGACGCTCGCAACATCGCTCTTAAATAAAGTCGTCGTTGTCGTTTTCGAGTCTGTTATTAAGTGGCCTGCAATATCTTGTTCAAGAACGATTGCGCCCTTGGATGTTTCCGTAAAGTCATCCGTCACAGTGTTTGTTGTTCCTGGTGTTGCGTCTGTTGTGAAGGTGAAGAAATTACCTGATATATTTTCTCCGCGATCCCCTGAAGTGGTTCCATTTCCGAATCTGATTCGACCAGCAAAGGCAGTCATCACCCGCTGCATATCGTCATCGATATCACGCGCATAAATCTCTGCGCTTTTAATATCAGAAAACGGATTGAATAAAGATCGCTTTGTTATTTTCACGCGTCAGTCTCAAGGTGAACAAAATAACCGATACCATTTATTTTAAAAGTTTCGTCAATCACACTGTTACTAAAGACGCTTCTAATGAGACGTCCTCTGCCCGTATGATCTAAGCGTTTGAACTTACCACCTTCAGAACCCCACGCACCTTCGTTCCAGACGAGCGCACCGGCAGCGGCGCCCCACGGCGCACCTGGCGCTTCTAAGTCAAAGGTCTGAGAATATTGGTTGCCGTTCTCCAAGTCATAACTATAGGCCACAGAAAGAGTTGTAGCTGCATAATCATAATAAAACACAGAATGTAAAAAACCCTTTTGAAGTACAATGTCCCCAAAGTTAAACCACTTGGTTTTAAAGAAAGCGTCTATCGCAACACTTGCGTTCGCTGTACTTCTGTCACTGGCTTGACCGGCCACATCTGCTTGGTAAGCAAACCCTGCGTAGTCACCAAAGTAAATTCGCTCTTCACCTGCCGTGTTTAAAACCGTAATTGCATTTGCACTAATGCCTGAATAAACCGAGAAAGCATTGTTGGCTGAGTCCCACGTAATCACGGTGTCGTGCTGTGCGCCACCACCTGAAGTTAAGGAAAGCCAATAACGGTTCTTTGATTTTTGGTATCCGCTGACTGCAACGTCATATCTGTTTTCACTTAAGGCTAAAAAGGTTGTGTTGATAACGTCTGAAATCTTAATCGAATTAAAACCGTCAAAGATATAAATGCCGTCATAAGACATGAACACAAGCGCGTTCTTAACTTCTTGAATTGAGTGACCACTAATGGCGCCAACGTCTGAGGCTGTCTTTTGAAACGTAAACGGAATGTCTGCGTCGCCTGTAAAGACAGCGATGTAAATTGAACGCTCTTTAAAAATGGCGAGACGATTACCAAGTTTCTTTAGTCCTGTAATTTCCTCGCCGTCGTCTAAGCCCACTTCTTTAAAGTCAGCCGCGTCCCATGTGTCAGCGTCGTCAAGCGTTGACCAGTTAAGTCTTGTCGGTCTAAGCGTTCCACCTATCGTGGAGTTCCCTAAGAACATATAGTTCTCAAACGACTCAATGTGTTTAGCCGTCGTCATGTCAGTCGGTACGGTCATAAGCGACGCTACTAAAGGTGCTGTTAGTTTGATTGGGCTGTCGACACCATTGACACCATAGGCGGTATTGTTAAATGTTTTCCACATCCAAAGGTTGTCGTCACCTGCTGTAACGACTGTCGCAGGGTGAAAGACCCACTGGTCACTTACCGTATGTCCCGTCGTAGCTGCAAAGGTAATGCTTAAGCCATTGTCGAGTAAGACAGCACCGCCAATAATATTGACACCGGCCGCTTGGGACACGCTGTCCTTAAACCACTCGTATGTATCAGGCGTCCCCGTGGCGTCAATCACTACCTTGTATTCAATGTCCCCTGCGCCAGTGTAAGTACCACTGGTTGTCATGTCGTCTAATCCTGAGCCAGTGAACACAACCGCTTGTGACCCTACCCGCTCAGTCCATGTAGCGGGAAACGCAAGTGTTGGCGTCGTAAAAAGTTTATTTCCGAACGTGCCTAAGAGAACGTCTAAGGTTTTGTTTTCAAAGAAGTGAAGGCTTGTAGAAGTCGCCCCACTGTTCAGTGCTGTCGGCCCTGCATTCAAATGCTTGTAGCCGTTTCGCTTTAAGAAAGAACCGAACCTATCGAAGTCAATGTTCTGCAGTGCCGTTGCTTGCGTGTCTAAAACATTTAGGGGCGAAGCCGTTGAGTTAAGCCCTTGAGATAGGGCAATGAATCCCTGTGGTGTTGAATTGCTTGTAAACTGAAGACCTGCCATACACTCCCTTAAAAGTAACTTGCTGGACCAAACCTGGACCCAACCTGATTGAAGTTGAGGAACCGGTGCGGCCTACCTTGCATTCCACCACCGTACCCTCTGGCTTGACTTGGACGATCCCGTGTAACGAATTGATCTAGCTTGTCTGCGTTCTTACGTCTTAAGATACTTAGCTCGTTTGCATATAGGGTAAAAAACTTTTCCATATCCTTCTTCGACTGCTCACCTTGCATACGTGAAGTAGCAAGAAGAATGATTAGTTCGTCAAAGTCCTGCCCTAACTCATGGATATCGTTGTCATTAACGAGTCGATACGGCTCTTTATAATAAAGGACATTTAGCTTATAGATTGCGTCTGGTGCTGGGTACACTTGAATCTTTTTATACTTCACACCACCTGTCGTGTCACCAACGGGAATGGTAGCTATGGTGTCAGTCGCCGTGTTAGCCGTGATTGTAATGCGACCCATTGAGGATTGTGCTTTTGAAACTCGCTCTACCGCACTGAAAGATTTTAAGCCAGGAACTACAGTGGACCCATTAAGCGCAATGTCCTCAGAATCTGGAAACCCACTAACGGTCCCAAATATAGTTACGGTTCCAGTGTCACCTGTGTCGCTTGAGGCAATGGATAATACAGACGCTTGACGTGGTTGAATAATCGTCCAGTCCTCCCCCCACATACGGTATAGCTCAGGGGTATCTGAGTCATCAAAGTTAAGACCACTTGAAATGAACTCACGGTCTATGACGAAGTGCATAGGAAAGGGGTAACCAAATCCCTCATGCCATATAAGGGCAACGCGCCCCGTCTGAATAGGGAGGTTATAATATTCTTGCCCGTAGATAGTGAAGGATTGTGCAGATTGCGCT